CTTTTAAAAAAAATACAAAGGTAAACAGTCTAAAGACAAGATAGCTAGAAACTTAGTTGATTATGAAGCAGGTAAAACTATATTAGATACTGCTATGGGAATAATACATAAACAAGATATAAAACAAACAGAACTATTTTAACTATGACAACGATAATAATAACCCTCTTGCTTATTTCTATTTTATATCTTATATTCGCAATCAAAGATTTAAAAGATGATGTTAGTGATATTGAGTTTCGAATGGATATTCTTAAAGAGATATGTGCTGACTACGAGAAAAGAATCAAAGAACTAGAGAATGTCAGACAAACCGAAGTTAAGCGAAGAAAGGGTGCAGATAGCTATCGTAGAATATGTAAAGATGCAATATCCAAATACTCTGCTTACTGCTACAATGGGTGGTCAATTTCAAAGGCACTACTCACAAAGGCTCAAGGCAAAGCGTACAGGCTATTTGAGGGGAGTATCAGACCTGCTTATATTCGAGCCAAACGAAACGTACAATGGCTTGTTTATAGAGCTAAAAAAGGACAAGAAGTGTTATCCCTCAAAGGAGCAAAAGTTATTCATTCAGAACGCTTTAGATAGAGGTTACTACGCTATCTGTTGCAAAGGCTTTGACCACACAAAAGATACGATAGATAAATACTTTAACAACGAATTATGAAGTCAAAATATTATTACGAATACACAAGGAATATGGATACCACGAACAAAAGTGAATTAGAGAGAATAAACAATAAGCTGTTCAATGAAACTGCTAAGGAAAGAAACATACCAAGCTATTACATTGGCTCTGTGTATGGATATGAAGCTCGTAAGGTGGTAGAGGATTGGAATCTATCCTACAACATAGGTACTGCTGTTACATATCTTCTTCGTGCAGGTAAGAAGGTAGAGCAGGGTATGGATAACAAGGCAAAACATATTGAGGATATTAAAAAGACTATTAACCATCTCAAGTTTGAGATAGAAAGATTAGAAAATGAGCATTAATATATACGACAGGAAAGACCGTAGAGGTGGGGGCTATGCCAAGCGCAAGTTTACCCTTGAAGAAGCAGAATGGATAAGAGAAGAATACAAAGCAGGGGGTATAAGTCAGACCAAACTCGCTAAGAAGTATGGTGTATCTCAACCCATCATCAATATGATTTTACGAGGGAAAACCTATAATAAGTAAAATAAATTAAATTATTTTGTTGTTTATTAAAAAAATTAGTTTATCTTTGTAAGGAATTTAAAACTAAAACATTATGAAAGACAACGTAAATATAAAAGATTCTTACTACATAGAGCAAGACAATTACACGCTAGAGGTGTTCTACCACTACTATTCAGAGAGAGATACCAACTACGAAGAATTAGAAATAGAAAAGGTTATACTCAATGGAGGTATTGATATAACAGATTTGTATTGGGATTACATTGATTTAGAAGATGTTATTATAGAATCATTAAAATAAATGGGGGATATAGGGGGTATAGGGGGGTACTTCGATACTCCAATGATAAACAAACTAAACGATAACGAATTTAATTACATTATTATGATTACTAAAAAAGAAGCAAAGCATTTACTAAACAAGATGAGAAACGATAACAGAATGTTCTCACTTGAATTTATTAAAAAAGATGGAACTAAAAGAGTTATGTTGGCTAGGTTCAATGTAACAAAGGGTCTTACAGGAAAGGGTCAACGATACAATCCTGCTGACTACGATTTAATCAATGTGTACGATATGAATAAGAGTGCATACAGAAGTGTGCCACTAAATACATTACTTTGGATTAGAACCAAAGGTAAAAGATATTATGTTAGTGCATAGTACTTGTTTTTTTGAATTTTGTTTTGGAATGGGAGGTAGTATTGAAACTGCTTCCCATTTTTTTTACCTGTTGAAACTGCCATTGACCTCAGCGAAACTGCTCTGAAACTGCCCTGAAACTGCCATTAGTCTGCCGAATTTTTTATAATGACCACCTCCTCTCCTCTTAGTGTCGTTTGTACACTTACTTAGTGTATTTTCTACACTAACCTCTTGGTGTACTTTTTACACTAACTTTGTGTCGTTTGTACACTAAGGTAACAAATTAATATTTTTGTTCTTTTTATTTGTTTATTAAATATTTTTGTTGTATGGGTTGAAAGTTTTTTATTTTTGTATTAAAAAATTTGTATATTTGCTGAAACAAAACTCAATAAAACGATGAAACAAAAAAAACATTTTACACTTGATAATTTAGTTTTTCACTTATGGAAAGTTATTATTGTTACAGTACTATTAATTAACATTTTAAATTTATACTAATATGAAAACTAGAATAAAACTATATAACGGGCTAAAAATTAGTCAAATTTTAACACAAAATAGTAAACTAAAAAAGACTAGCAAAGAAAATAATAAAAGAGTTTTTAACTTTGGTATATCGGCTTATAAAACTAGTACGGGAAAAATTGTTTGTCCCTTTGCTAAAGACTGTATAAAGTTTTGTTATGCTCAGAAAGGGGCTTATAATTTTGGCAATGTTAAGCCATTATTTGAGCAAAGATATAATTTGACTAAAAGTAATATTTTTATTGAAGCAATAAACGACAGTATAAAAGCTAAAAAAGTAGATGTTTTACGTATTCACGATAGTGGAGATTTTTACAGTAATGAATACATAAACAAATGGTTAACAATAGCAAAACAAAATAAAGATGTTATTTTTTATGCATACACTAAAAGTATACCATTATTTGAAAAAATAAATTTACCTGAAAATTTTATTGTTATTTATTCATACGGATCAAAAGTAGATAATTTAATTGATCCGAATAAACATAGACATTCAAAAATATTTGACGATGAAAAACAATTGATAAACGAAGGATATATAAACGCTAGTAAAAATGATTTAAACGCTATTAAAAGCAATAAAAAAGTCGGCTTAATATTCCACTAAAAAAAACAATTAAAAACTATAAACAAATGATACTATATAAATTCACATTAAATTACAGTAATGGACAAATAAAAATATATAACAAGTTTTGTGTACACTACAAAAAAACTAGTATTTATAAACAATGTATAAAACTTTTAGAAAATGATACTTTAACAAGTTTTTCAGTAAGTAATAATTAAAATAATAAAACTATGAACGATATAAACAATATAAATAGATATAAAATAAATACTAAAATTTCTTTTGGTTCTAGGTTCTACTTTGCATCTTGGTGTTATGCTAAGAGCTTTAGAGGGGCAAGACAAACGAAGGTATTTAAACACTATAAGAACGAGTTAGAAAATTCTAGGATAGTCGGTTTACAAATAGAAAAATTTTAAGGATATGAGTAATAAAAAACGACTAGAAGACACGAATTTATCTACTTTTTGGCTAATTATTGTATTTATTTGCGCTTTATTCGGTGGGTGTTAGCCGATTAAATTACTAGATTAAGAAAGTACAACTATTAAATTATTTGTACTTTTTTTTATTTTTTGTTGTGTATATAAAAAATATGTTTTATATTTGTATCATATTAATTAAACAACTAAAACAATGACAAAATTAGTTTACATATTAAGAAGCAACCATGACGGTATCTTAGGAGTGTTTACAAATAAAAAGTTAGCATATAATGATGCTCTTGATTATCTTAAAGACACAAGTAGCACAATAGAAAAAAGCTATTCACAAATTTGCGCCGAGTTTAAAAATACTTATAGAAAGGATATTGAAGTAGTTTACAATAATAGTTTAATATTAGAAATTGAACAAATCCCACTAAACAATAAGTATTAAACACCAACAAATAACACTAATTAAAGACTCTTCATTGAGTCTTTTTTTTTGCTTAAAATTACAGTAATTTTTTTTTATTAATGTTAGCAAAATCTTTGCAAAGATAAGCATTTTTTTTTAATAACCTAATCCCACATTCAATAAGTTATAAACATTTGTTAAAATACTTTGTTAATAACTTGTGCAAATTAGTATTAAATTATTTGTATATGTAATAAATTTGTTGTATCTTTATAATACCGTCAAATTTTGGCGCCGCCCTACTTCTGCATTAGTACATAACCACAACAAAATGAAGTTCAATTTTATAAGTAGATAATATTTAGGAGTTATTATTGAAGTACGTTTATTCAGCGTTGCAAGAAACCTTCGCAAGTTAGTAAAAATAAAAGATAATCTTTCGCAAAAGTAGTGCGAAATGGTAAAAAATATATAGAAAAGTGTTTTTAGAGGGCAAAAAAATTATAAAAAAATTTTAAAGTCCTATTTTATAGATTAAAGGGTTAATGAAGGGTACGTGAAGGGTATAACATACCCTACATAATAAAGCTAAAGATAAAGCTAAGGTTAAAGCTATTTGTATATTACTATTATTTTGTTTAGCTTTGTATTATGAGTGACGAAAAAGAAAAGTTACCTGACACGGAAAACTATGCGCCAAAAAGAACCTTTGGTCATCACAATGGCACGGGTAGAAAGAAGGGTAGTATAACCAAAACCACAAAGATAACAAGGGAGATACTTGCCAATGCTCTTAGTGGGCAGGAGGTAAATATTATGGATGCCCTTGAAAAGCTGTCGGCTAAGAACCCTGAAGCATATATCAATGCCATAGCTAAATTGCTAAACTACGCAATGCCAAAGCTACAATCAACAGAGATTAAAGCAGAGAACAGCAGAAAGATTGAGATTAAGCTAGATGACAATGTTAGCTTAGATGAACTAAAAGCTAAGATGGAGAATCTCGAAAGAGATGACGATGACGATGATGACTTGGCAGACTATATCGAGATAGATGGATAAACAACAGAAAAAGCAGTTGCTTCAGGCAATGGAGAAAGCCATATGCGAGAAATCGTTTTATGAGTTCTTCATCAGAGCCTTTGAGATTGCTGAACCCTCTGTTCCCATATCAGTAAACTTTCACCATAAATATCTTTGCGATTTACTACAAGCCGAAGCCGAAAGGATAAAAGAGAATCGACCAAAGGATAAGGATATAATTATTAATATTCCATTCCGTAGTAGTAAGTCACTACTCGTTACGGTATTGTTTCCCGCTTGGTGTTGGGCAGTATATCCTAAGATGAGGTTCATCACAGCATCATACTCAGCAGAGATTAGTATAGAACACGCAACCAAGTCAAGGGATATAATCAATAGCGAATGGTATCAGAAACATTGGGGTGAAACCTATCAGATTAAGAAAGACCAAAACCTAAAGGCAAGATACGAGAATACTTTTCTAGGAGTTAGAAGGGCAACATCTGTTGGAGGTTCGGTAACAGGGCAAGGTGGCGATATAATTCTAGTCGATGACCCTACCTCTCCGAAAAATGCAGCTTCGCAGATAGAAAGAGAAAATGCTAACGAATGGTATAAGTCAACATTGTATTCACGACTTAACAATCCAACAACGGGAGTTAGGATAATTATTATGCAAAGAGTACACGAAGATGACCTAAGTGGCTATCTTCTATTCAACTCACCCGACAAACATAAGCATATATGTATTCCCGCAGAACTTTCTAGCGACTTAAAGCCTTCACACCTAGCTGACCAATATCAAGATGGTCTGTTTTGGAAAGAAAGGTTTTCACAAGAGGTTTTAGATGATTACAAGTCGGCACTTGGCTCTTATGGCTATGCAGGACAACTACAACAGCGACCAACACCTGCAAATAGCGGGATGATTAAGAAATCGTGGTTCAAGGTAGAAGAAAAACAAAAAGAAGGGGTAGTCAATTTTATAATCGACCCTGCATACACCGCAAGTGAGAAAAATGACCCTTCAGCACTACTAGCCTATGTATTTGCTGACAATACTTGGCAAATAACATCAGTACAGAATGTAAGGTTGGAATTTCCCGACCTAGTAAAGCATATAGTCAAGTTCGTAGAGAAGAATGGCTATACTACGCAGTCTAAAATATTTGTAGAGCCTAAAGCAAGTGGTAAATCCATTGTGCAGACACTTATGAGAGAAACAGGACTGAACGTAAGAGAAGATAAACCGCCTACCAAAGATAAGGTGGCTAGAGTGCAGGACATAAGTCCAACATTGGAAACAGGTAGAGTTACTCTACTAAAGGGTGCTTGGAACGAGGAGTTCCTAATGCAATGCCAACAATTTCCTGCTGCAAGGCACGATGATATGGTGGATTGCCTAGTAATGACCGTAAATCAGCACTTTAAAGGTAAAAAAGTAGTATTTTTTGGATAAATACCTTATAAAATTGAAATTTGCACAAAAACTGCGACAGATAACAGATACTAATAATTAATTTTGCACAAATGAATACATTTAAGCATATAAACAGCAAACACAACACTTTGGTAAGCAAATACCTTACTTACATACAAAAGCAGGTATATAACGCTACCGAAACTGCTAATGATGGTAAATACGATGATTTTCAGGACTTACTTGAAGATATTGTAATGTATCACAATGATTTTGCTGATACAGGCTTAAACAAGGATAATTTAGAGGAATGGGCATTTGCTATCCCTAATTTAACAATGTTTACAGCATTAGGCTTCTTTGCAGGATTAAGAAATGAAGAAAACGATGATGTTATTGAGGATTGCGTGAGAAACGTATATAGTTCTACAATGGATGTCGTAGGAAATTTATCTGACCTAATGAAAGACGAAGAAGAAATAAAAGAAATGGAACAATGTTAAATATAGAAATAAATAGCAAAGAGTACAATATTCCTAACAAGTGGGAAGAAATGACTGTTGATTACTATTGCGGAGTGTATGAGATAATAAAAAAGTATCAAATCACAGAAGAAGAAGCAAATAGTGACAATGATTTGACAAAATACCACATAATGCAGGAAAATAAGATGTATAAGGAATTATTCATCTATATGACAGGCATTAGTGACAAAGTAATGGCAAATGTGCCAATGGAAGATGTTATGGCAGTAATTGAGTGCCTTAACGAGATTATGGAAGAATACAAGCCAAAAGGAATGGACTATTTTGAATTTGAGGGCGATATATACTATTTCCCTATGGATTTCCTTAGAACAGGCACTTTTGGTGATTACATAGAGAGTCAGCAGCTTGAAATGAATACACAATACCTAAAAAACGGTAGATTTGATATTTTACCCGAACAAATGGCAATATTGTGTAAACAAGTTGATGAGGAGGTTGACCTCGACAATATTGATGAAAAGGCGAAAGCATTTCGTAGATTGACAATGGACATCGTATGGGAGTTCAGTTTTTTTTTGAACAAACGAACTTTGGCATCAATCAACGTTATAAAAACCTTTTCAGAGATGGCGGAACAAAAAGTATCGCAGTAGCGAAGGCAAGTAAGATAATGAAGCCATTTGGTTGGCTGAACACCTTATACGACCTAGCACTTGATGGAGTATTTACAAGAGATGGTAAAGATGCTATGCAAAGTGTAAAAGATGAAAAGTTGTATAAAGTTTTAACATACCTGTCTTGGAAAACTGCAAAAGGAGATTATGAACTAGCTGTTAATGAAGAACAGAGGAAACAAATAAAATAATGGGTTTTACTAAACTTAGAGAATTAAGAGATAGGTTTGAGCAACAATGGATAAATGGTGGCTTCATCTTTGGTTACGAGAATGAAATCAATGAGAATCACAACAATGACTATCCATTACTTGTTGTTTTACCACCAACATCTGAACTTCCTGCTACGGAAGGCGATGTGCAAGAGGAATACACTTTCGAGTGCCTAGTCGTTAAGCCATACTATCAAAACCAAGCAGGTTCGCTTGATGTGGTGTTTAGCTTATTGGAACAAGAAGCATTGACTTGGCTACAAAGGGTGTTGGATAGCTACGCAAACAAAGAGGTAATTTTAAGTCCTGACAGTATATCTGTTGAACGAGAAAAAGAACTATATAACGACAAGTTGATACAGGTCAGGCTTACTTTTACTTTAAATGCGTTCTCTCACGACTTTACAAGGCTTGATGAAGCATTTGTTAAGGGATTGACACCTTTGCTTTGGTTAAAGGCTGATATGGGTGTTAAAACGGAGTTCTTTGGCGGTAATGAGGTTGTAAACAAATGGATTGACCAAAGTGGTAATGCAAATCACTTTGAACAAACAACATCAGCTAAGAAGCCTCTGTATAAGTACGAGATGTCATCCAACAGCTATCCTTATGTATTCTTTGATGGAACAAATGACTTCTTGGATTGTGTTAACGACTCCCTTGATGGAACTGCTGATGGTTTGAATAATGGACTATCTGTATTCTATGTAGCTAAGGGATATGATGGTTATAGTGGATATATGTTAGGTAAAAATTTAGACAACGCAGCAAAAGCAAACTTCGCTGTTAGAATATCAACACAGGGCGGTAATCTTAATTGGAGAACTCAAGTGCAAGATAGCGATGACGATTTGTTGGACTACATATATACATCAAACTCAGCAAATCAGGTTTCCGCTAATGCATTTACAAAACACAACACCAATCACAGCGTAAAGTCTTTTGAGAATGGCTCTTTGGTTGATGTTGAAACAAATCCCGACTTTGATGCAGAAGCATTACAAGACCTATACCCACTAAGACTAGGTGCAGCTAGAGATACTATTGGACACCTAAAAGTTGACATACAAGAGATTCTTATATTTGAAAAAGAACTTACTGTCGAAGAAGTTACAAAATTATCAGATTACTTAAAACATAAATACAACATATAATGCCAACATATCAAATAGTAGACGAGCCATTAGGTCACTTTCAAAGTGTGTATAGTCCAATAAAATATTCAGCTAGAGCTACTACAACAAATAGAGATGCTTATGTAAGTTCAAAAGTTACTATAACTCCTTACGATAATATTACGGATGCTGCTTTGACAGACCAAAAAGTTTCTATTAGAGTTCAGCCTAGTATAGACATACCTAATTTTAACTCATCAGGAAACATTCCTAACAATAGTAGATTATATTATACAATAGATGTATCGTCTATTTGTCGTGACTTCTTGTCTTATAGCCTAAGACCTTGTACTCACGACACAGGAAGTTTAGTAAAAAGAGATATAACACTAGCTGAAATATCAAACAATGTATATCAAAAGTTTGAGGTTAAGTTTGAGTTAGAAGTTATATCAAGCGGTGCTTTAGTTCTTTCAGGAGAAAGTGAAACATCAACTTTTTACGCAACAAATACAGCTTTACTACACGAAGAAGAACACTATCTTAATATAGCAGAACACCTTTATGATGGCTCAACAGGAAACATAGATTATGGCGGTGAATTAGTTTATCAATACGTTCATACAGGATATACTAATTATCTAAAAAATAGACAAAAGTATCTTACTACAAAGCCAACTAATTATAGACTTATAGGTCACGATGAGTGTGAATACCTGTCATTCTTACATAAAGACGATGGAACTAATGATGTTAGGGTTTTAGCTAGGTTTTATGATAAAAACGGAAGCGAAATAGCAAATGGAACAGGAAATAATTATGTTTTAGTTATAAACAAAACCGTAGATGGTAACGGTAATACAGGAAGTAATCTTAATTCTTGGGCAGATAGCGGTAGCACAGCAGAAGATTATTCTGTTTGTCAAGTAGGTATAGGAACAAGAAATATAAAAGAAAGTCCTGATAGTACATTTAACGGAAGTTGTGCTGTTACTGATTTTTCAAATGTAGGTTATTACGAAGTTTATACTGAATATAGCGGTAGTGATAAGATAGGTGAAACTGTTAGGTATTACATTGACCACACAAGAGAAAGAGTTAATGGTGTTAGATTTCATTGGCAAAACAGATTAGGTGGTATTGACAGCTACACTTTTGATGGTGCTTTTACGGAAGGAATAAACATATCGTCTAAATCATACGAGCAAAGCATATACCCTGACTTTAGAAGTCAGTTAGGAGCTTCGGCAGGTGGCAGAAATGTGATTCAAGGAGATAATCCATTGTATGCAGAGGATTACGGAGCTTTAGTACCTAGAGTTGCAGGTCTTACTGATGACAAATATCCATCGGTTAGAAAGTCAAAGGTAAAGGCTGTTAAAGAAGGAACTGCTATATCAAGACCTTACGGAATTGCAGAGAAAGATATGTTTGAGGATTTATTAGCTTCACCAAATGTATGGATAGAAAAGGGTTGGATAGGTAAAGAAGTATTTAGAGAGGATTGGAGTGGTTATTCTGCTGTATCTAACATTACTGATAATTGGAATCAAGTAGAAGGGTCTTTTACAACTGATGTTGCTTTCTCAACTTCTGATGGTCATATTACGGGAACAAGAACTTACAAAAAGGGTGATAACTCAGGTAATGACACAATTTGGGCATCAAGCAAAAAATTCATTAAGTACAATCCAAAAAGCATATATGAAATAGAGGTAAGAATAAAAAGTAGTGGTAATGGTAGTGGAAATGACCTTGTTGGGTTTACAGGTTATGCTGCCGACAAAACAACTAAGATAAGCACAGGTGGTTCTGATACTTTTTCTTCAGCACACTACATTACTCTGAAGCTTTACAACCAAACTGCTAATGATAAGTGGGAAACATTTAGAGGTTATGTAACGGGTCATTCTACAACTGCTGCTGTTCAATCTAATAATATAAACGACCCATCAACAGCTTATAATGGCATTGAATATATATCTCCAATGTTTTTGCTTCATCACGATGATGTAGAGGGAATAACACAAATAGACTACATTGTTGTAAGAGAGTATCAAACAGACATACCTAACTCTAAGGGTTGGTATTCTACGCTCAATAGAAACTATTATGTTCCTGTTGTTATTAAAGATGCTAGTGTTACTACATTTGACAATGAGAACTTACAGAGATGTACTTTAAATTATATAGAAAGCAAAGCTAAAAGAACAATAGAATAATGGCAGAAATAAGAGTTGAGCTAAGAGATTTTACTGACAGCATATTAGGCAACCTTGATATTACATCGAGTGATGACTTTCCTTTGTCACTTAACTTTCAAAACTTTGACGTAAGAGATTTTAATTCTCGTAATGGTAGTTTTAGTAAGACTTTCAAAGTTCCTGCTACAAGGAACAACAACAAGTTGTTTAATCATATGTATCAAGATGGTAACATTGACATCAAAAACGTAAGAAAAGATTTGCCTTCTACAATATATTCAGATAACTTACCAATCATAAATGGTGTTTTGAGATTCTATAAGATTACAAAAGACACTAAGGTATTAGAATATGAGTGTACTTTTCTTGGAGATAATATGGATTGGGCATCTAAGATTAAAAACCTTGACCTCAACGAGTTAAGATTTAGCAAGACTGCCTACACCTCTTACCCGCCTGTTTCTGAAGGAAATTATACATTTGATAACATTATACCTTTAGCGGGAAACCCAAGAGATTTTGCAACATATTCATCTCAAACAGATAAATTTCACTATCCATTAATGTCTTTTGGTGAGGGGTTAAGTTCAAGACCACAGGTTACCGAAGCAGATTTTGCACCTGCGTTTTATTTGAAAGATATTTGGGATAAAATATTTATAGCTCAAGGATATACTGTTGAAAGTGAATTTTGCAATAGCGACTATTTTAAATCCTTAATTGTTCCTTGTGATTTTGAAATAAAGGGTGAGCAATCAAACTTTAAATACGGAAAAATAGAAAAGTCTGATGGATATACTCAGTTAGCTTCTCTTTTTGCAAGTGGAACATCTGCAACGCTAAACCCTTATTCAATAGGAAATATTGATATTATAAGACGAACAGGTAAAATAGGTTCAGGTACTTACACAGGTCAACTAGCTAAGTTTGCATTTTCAGGAAACTCTGTATTGGATGATGCAGAAACCAACACACCTGCCGCTTCTGATGGTAATGTTCAGCAAGGAACAAGTGGACTAAACACATTGCTTGTAAAGAACTTAGGAGGTAATCATACAATAAGATGGGATATAACAGCTAGGTTTTTTGCAGATAGTGGTGATGATGGTGGTGAGTTTGATGTATGGGGTCAGGTTTGGAGATGTCAAGATGATGATAGTGAAGATATTTACGCTGCTGAAGCTGCATCAGGTGATAGTTTAAACAATTATTACTCTAAAATATGGGAGCAAAAATATTCTAGGGATTTCTCAAACAACTACGATGTTGATATAAATTGGAACGACACATACGTTGATGCTACTAGCGGAACATCTAAGTATTTGTTTTGTATTGAAGTACAAAGAAAAGGTAATCTTAGTTCGGGTAGAACAGTAACTTTTGGATATAAAAGTGGAACTTTTGAAATAGCAGGTTCAACAGAAATATCTGTTGGTGATGACCTAAATGACGTACACTACTTTGTTCCTGATGGAAAGCAGTCTGATTTTGTTTCGGGTGTTGCTCAAATGTTTAACCTACAATTCCAAACAGATGCAGGTAGTAAGATTATTAAGATAGAGCCATTTGACTACTTTTACAAAGGAACTTCAGATGCGGTAAATTGGACTGATAAAATAGATTACTCAAAACAAATACAAGATGAGTTCATATATGATATAAAATCAGAGTTGATATTCAAATACAAAGATGCTTCAAACGATGCTATGTTAGAAAGATATAACAAAAAAAGCAATACAGATTGGGGTGCATATAGAGAGGTTGATGATGGCAATATATTTACAGATGGAAGCTATGTGGTTGAGAATAAATATTTTGCAGCTACATTTAACTACCAAGAACCTGACTATATAGATAGGGATGCGGGTTCTGCTCATAACATAAATAGAAGTCCTGTTATACCTATGTATTTTTCAGAATTTTCAAACCTTGAGTTCCCTAGATTTGTAGATAGAGGTAAGAAAGATTTTGGCATTGGAGCAAGAGTTCTAATAACAATTCCTATTGATAGTGGTAACACTCAATATATGTCAACAGGTCTTACTAATAATTTAACATCAGGATATTCTTACCATACAAACGGTGAAATTGAAACTTCAAACGCCTTCAACGATAAGTTTTGTAGAGCTTGTTTCATACATTACAATTTCTGCACCATACCTAAATCATCTGTGCCTGACGATACGGATTGGTCATCTTTATCTTCATCAGACATAGACACCATATACAATAGTAGAGTTAAGCTAAGTGCAGGAACATATAATGGAACTGAAGTTTTTTTAGACCCTAATTTATCTTTTAATGATGTTTATTTAAGTCAGGCAAACATAGATGATGGTCACGATAGTAAGATTGATTTTAGAGGGTTATATCATTCTTTCTACAACAAGATGGTTAATCAGTTAAAACAGAAGCCTAGAATAAGACATATATATCTAAATTTAAGTCAAAAAGATGTTGCCACTTTAGATTACAGAAATCTAGTTTTTTTAGATGGAGTATATTATAGGTTAAACAAAATTGTTGATTACAAACCTCATCTAAAGCAATCTACAAAGGTGGAATTGGTAGAGTATTTTGACTTAGGAAAAGAAAGTGTATTATCAGGAGATAAATTTAATTGGGAAACAGTAAACGATAAGTTCTAATGATAGGAAAAAAGTTTAATATAGATAAGGATAAGGAGCTATACAATAGGGTTTATTGCACAATAGATGGTGTATTAACACCTGTTATTTACAAAGCATCAGAAAGGGATTATATAACATATACAGACCTTTATGTAACTAACGAAAAAAGACTTTCACAGCAAACTGCCTTAACAAAAAGCATATCTTTATCAAGACGATTTAAAGAAGTAGAAAACTCAACAGAGGTTAGTGTTAGTCCTTTGTGTGTATTTGATTTTCATAGCAATATTAAGTCAGACAACTCTAATGTTGTTGCTTGGGGAAGCTCTTATAGCTCTGTGCAGCTATCTCAATCAACCATAGCTAATCAACCAATATTGGGTGAGTTTGGAAAAGGTGTAAACGGATTTTCTCCAATACACTTTAGCATATACAACAGCAGCTTTATGTCGTTAAACTCAGCATTAACACTATCGGGTGACTTCACAATATTCTTTTATGTAAAAATAATAGGTCATCCTGTAAATAAGTATATGAGGTTTTTAGGAAAAAGTGATGATAATAATATGTTTTTCTCAGCAGGAGATGCAAGTAACAAGAGCTATATAATGAAGTTTGACTCATCTAACACCGTTCAATTTGATTCATCTACATATTACTACAAGCCTACCACTAATCCTGTTTTAATAACAGTTAGAAGGAACTCTGATAATTTAGAGATAAGAGAAAATGGTGTTAGAATAGGCTCAGCAACTTGCCCAACAACAGACTTTACGTTTGACCAATTTGGAAGAACGGGTAATGTTGATTTGTCTTTTAATGGTGGATTGTATCATTTCTCTGCATATGATGGATATTTAGACAGCAATCTTGAAACTGTTGAAAGCGCTATACTTAAATCAGTAAAACAAGCTAAAGCATTAATATGAAGAATATACTAAAGACATTTGATAGAACAATCAATGAGATTGGAAAGAAGTTTGTTACTAGGTTTAGAGAAGAACTTAAACAACAAGACCATATTGCAACAGGTAATCTTTCTGATACAATGCACTACGACTTAGTAGAGAGTAAAGATTCTATTGATTTAGTTGTTCAGACAAGAGCTAAATATGTAGACGCTGTTAATGAAGGTCAAAAGGCAGGTACTTATCCAAATCTTGATGCTATTATGAATTGGATGGATGCTAAGAAAATACCTTATGGCAGTCAAGGCGAAAAGGTTTCCATAGCAAGTAGAATAGCAAAAAGAATACAAATGGAAGGTACTCCAACAAAAGGAAGTAAGCAATTTTCATTTAACGGATTTAGAACAGGATTTATTAATAGAGTAGTAGGGAGTAATGAAAGACACTTTCTTAACGACATTGATAAATCAATATCAACAGATATAAATAACATATTTAAGCAATTACCAAAACAAGTATAATGGCGAAGAAGCAACAAACAGTACATCAGATTAAAATACTAGGTCTTAATGATATTAAGGCTTTAAATGTTGAGATAAGCAAGTTAGCGGGTAACTATGATAAGCTAGGTAAGGAGGGTAAAGAAACTTCCGAATCAACCAAAAAAGTTGGTAAAGCATCTAAAGATTCTTCAGGAGGCATTTCAAAGATGGCTAAAGGTGCTGCTGCTGCTGCTGCTGCTTTAGTGGCTTTTAATAAAGTATCAAAACTTATGACACAACAGATGAAACAAGCTGTTGAAGTTTTCAAGGGTTTTGAATTTGAAATGACTAAGGTAAAGGCAATCTCAGGAGCTAACGATGCTGAGTTTAAAAAACTAAACAAATCAGCACAAGAGTTAGGTCGTTCTACATTCTTTACAGCACAACAGGTTGCAGCTTTACAGCTTAACTTTTCTAAACTTGGATTTACAGCATCAGAGGTTTTGGAAGTGCAAGAAGCAGCTTTACTTGGTGCAACAGCAACAGGTGAGGACTTAGCAAGAACAGCAACAGTAATTGGTTCTACTGTTAGAGGTTTTGGTTTAGATGCTACTGAGGGTGCTAGAGTAGCTGATGTTATGGCAGCTTCATTTACAAGTTCAGCATTAACTCTTGAAAAGTTCCAAACATCAATGACAAAGGTTTCTCCTGTTGCGAAACTGCTAGGTATGGACTTGGAGGAAACTACTGCTGTTATGGGTGTGCTTACAGATGCGGGTATTGAAGCATCTATTGCAGGTACATCACTTCGTAATATATTCCTAAAACTTGGTGACCCATCATCTGACTTAGCTAAGTCTATTGGATTTACTGTAAACTCAGGAGAAGATATGGTTCGTGAGTTTAGAAGAATGAGGGATGAAGGTATTAATGTAGAAAAGATGCTTGAGGTTGTAGATGTAAGACAGGTAGCTGCAATATCTACAATGATAGAACATATTGATAAGATTGAAAAACAAACCGAAGCATTTAGAAACTCTGAGGGTGCTGCGGGGGATATGGCAGGTGTTATTGGCGACTCTTTGCAAGGTGCTACCCTTCGTTTTCAATCAGCACTCGATGGTTTAAGAATCGTTATTGTAGAAAAGTTTGCTCCTGCACTTACAGGTATGTTGGATAGACTTGCTAGACTATTTAATCTATATGCAGAATCTATATCTCCAATGCAAACCAATATTGAGCTGATGCAAGAGCAACAAAGACTTTTTGATTCTCAAATTAAGCTGCTTACAGATGCAAACTTATCTGAAGATGCTAGAAGAATTATTATTAAAGAGATAAATAAAGAGTTTAAAGATTACCTACCAAACCTTATATCAGAAAAAGATGGTCTTGATGAAATAACAAAGGCAAGTGATTTAGCTGTTACAGCTATGACCAAAAGAGTTGTTGCTATGAAGTTTGAGCAAGAACAAAAAGAGATATTGGATAAAAGGAGAGCTGCTTCTGAGCATTTAGCAAATATGCAGATAGCAGAATCAAGAGGTGAATTATCATCTCAACAAGAAGGGTTATCAGCAGAAGCAGAAGCAACATTGAAAGGTTTTGAGGACTTAGCCATAGGACTTTCTAAATCTACCTTAGAATCTACTGAAGGCTCTATTGAGGAGCTTACTAAGAAATATAGATTGATGGCACAGGAATTAGGATTTGCTTTTGAAGATTTATTTCCTGATGCTCCAAAAACCGATGAAAATAACGATAATGGGAATGGAGGTGATGGAGAAGGTATAACTCAACTTGAAATACAAGAGGAAATATTACAACGAGCATTACTTGACATTAAAAAAGATTACTTAGTTCAAGAAGAACAAGATAAAAATGACTTAAACGCAAGACTTTTAGCATCTGAAATAATACATTTAGAGCAAACCATTGGATTACTAGAAGATGGTTCTGATGCTAAATTCCAAATAGAAAAAAGATTAACAGACGCTAAAATAAAACTTAAAGAGCAAGAAGCTAATGCTCATATAAAATCGGAAGAAGATAAGAGGAAGGCGACAGAAAAGAATATTGCCACAATGAAAGAAACAGGTAAACTGTTAATGCAAATTGGTGAGCAAGAAGGTGAAAATAGTAAGATAAGAGCAATAGGTATTAAGATAACTCAAGCTGCTGCGGTAGCAGAGGGTATTCACGGACTAACGAAAAGTTTTAGCGCAATATCAGAGCAAGGTTTAGGCGGTGACCCATTTACCGCAATATTAAGAGTAGCTGCTATGGCAGCGCAACTAGCATCTGTTATATCTAATTTAAAAGCGTTAACAGGCAGTAGTGGTGGCGGAGGTGGCTCATCTGATGGTGAAGCTACATTCTTACAAGATAGTCAGGGTAATCAGTTTGCTAATGGTGGACTAACAAGAGGTGGTATGTTTCAAGGTAACTCACACGCTAATGGTGGTGTTAAATTTAGAGTTGGTGGTAGAATACACGAAGCTGAAGGTGGTGAAGCAATTATCAACAAAAAATCAACAAGTATGTTTAGACCTGTACTATCAGCTATCAATAGCTACAATGGTAATGGTGTAAAGTTTGCTGATGGTGGTTTACTCAATAGCGGAGAGAAGTTTGCTATGGGCGGTGAGCTAAGGTCAGCACAACAATTAATAAGTGGAGGAATGGGAAGTTCTAAGGTTGTAATCGTTGAAAGTGATATGACAGAAGTGCAGAATAGAATATCTGCTATTGAAAGTCAGGCTACTTTTTAGTATATTTGCGTATGATAAGACAGAATAGTGCCGATATTGTTAATGAGTTCATAGAGCTTATATACAATGAAGTCAAGGTGCGATACTCTGAGGAAGCAGGAATAAAGAATGTCCTAAACCATCTATCAGAGAAAGGTCTTATCGAGCCAAGAAAGCTAAGAGATTATATGATAATAAGAGATTTTGACAAGGTCTTGGAATCTAATGATGGTAACTACACATTTACATATATGGACATATCCATAAAGTACGATGTGTCAGAAAGAACCATTCAGAATATTATGTATAAGCACAAGCGTAAATTCAACAAAGACTACAATATTAGATGATTACCCCATTTCTGCGAAAGATATAATACATTAATTATTAAATTTGCAAAATGAACAAATGGTATTCAATAGAAAACAAAGCAGATAATAGCGTAGAAATATCTATCTATGATGAGATAGGTGACTACGGAACATCTGCTAAGAACTTTATAGAGGAAGTAAAAGCTGTTGGAACTGCTGACATCACATTGCGTATCAACTCTGTTGGTGGTAGTGTGTTTGATGGTTTAGCTATTTACAATACTTTACGTTCTCACAATGGATATGTAAACATTAAGATTGAAGGTTTAGCTGCATCTATATCAACTGTTATTGCGATGGCGGGAGATAATATTGAGATGTCAGAAAACGGATTCTTTATGATTCACAATCCTTTCGGACAATCGGCAGGTGAAGCAGGTGATATGCGTAAGACTGCTGATTTACTTGACAAGATAAAAGAGGAGATTATGGAAATCTATTCTAAGAAAACAAACCTTTCGTTTGAAACTCTTTCGGATATGATGGATAAAGAAACTTGGTTGTCTAGTCAAGAAGCAATGGAATATGGCTTTATAGATACTATTACAGAGCCTATGAAAGTTGCTGCATCTTTTGACCTTTCTAAATTTACTAACGTGAACGAGAAAGAGGTCAATGATAAATTGAAATTAAATAATAATAATAAATCAATTAAAATGACTGAAGAATTAAAAACTTGGTTCAACGGTGTTAAAGAGGAAATCTTAAACGCTGTAAAAGGAGAGAATGTTTCTACTCCTGCTGAAGAAGTTTCTGTTTCTATTTCTGACAATGAGGTTATCGTTAATAAGCTAGAAGAACTAGAAGAAAACGCTAACTCTTTGCGTGAAGAAAAAGAAGAATTAGCAGGTCTTGTTGGTGAGAAAGAAGGCACTATTGCTGACTTAACTAACAAAGTTGCTGATATGGAAGCTAAATTAGCTAAATTAGAAGCTACTGAAACTAATGTAGAAGTAGAAAGCGACCCTGCAATCAACGAAAGTGATGTTGTAGTTAACGCTTGGGATGCTTTTGCTAAATCAATTTTAAAATAATTAATAAATAATATAATATGGCTTTACAATTAACAAGTTTACCAACTGTTGAGCAGTATGATGTAAACAGAGCAATCATCCAACCTATCTTTATGGGTCAGGATTATATGCAATATATGGAAGTATTACCTAACATTAAAGGTACTACTGTGATTGACAAGTTCAATCAATTAGGAAAGATTACAAAGGCTTTCACAAACGATGCTTTCTCTGCTGAATCTGATGTAGATAAAGGTGCTACAATTACAATCACTCCTTCTCGTGTAGAAGCTGAGATTGAGTTTAGAGCAAACGAGCTTTTCAATAAGATGAAAGGTCAATTGATGCGTGACGGACACGAGTTTGATAATGTTGAAGGCTCTGTTGTTAAGAATATTCTTCTTGACTTAATTGGACAAGGCGTAAAAGCTGACTTTAATCGTCAACTATGGTTGTCAGATGTTGCTGAAGCTGATGCTGACTACGGTATCTATGATGGTATCTTCCAAGTAGCTAAAGAAGCAGGTGCAACTGCATTAACAAGAGAATATAGTGGTTTAACTACACAGGCTGACGATGCTGCTTTAGTAGCGGGTAATGGTCTTAAAATTATGCAAGGTCTTTATGATTCTGCTGCTCCTGAATTATTAGAAGCAGGAAATCACGTATTCTTTGTATCAGGTGATATCGCTGATGACTATATGGCTTCAACTTTAGAATCTTCTAGCTTTGCTGCTGCGGGTTACGGTGCTATGGTTAACGGTGTTCCTAACTTAACTTACAGAGGTATTCCTATCATTGTACGTAGAGATTGGGATGTAGCAATCGCTGCTGATGTTGCAGAAATCAACGGTTGTACTGCTGCTGCTGAAACTCACAGAGCTTTACTAACTACAAAAGATGCTTTTGTTGTAGGTACTGACTTCGATGAGAACTCTGTTGAGCAATGGTATTCTATGGATCACAAAGCGTATCGTTTTAGAGTTGCTTATATGGTTGGTGTAGCGTTGAAAGACCCTAAACTAGCTGTATATTATACTCCTAATGCAATATCGTAATTAATTTAATTAATGGGGGATGAAATACTCCCCCTTAATTTTTAACTATTAAAAAAATAATAAAATGGCAATAGAAAATTTAGTTGTAGTCAACTCTGATATTGAAAAAAGAGGTGGTCTAAGACACATTGCACTTTGTGAGTTGGATAAGTTAACTCCTACATTTAGTAATACTACTGATGTTCACGGTGTTGCTTTAGCACAATCTGAGGATTTAGCTAACTTTGACCTTAAACAAGGTACAGGTTCTTTATCTACAAGTGGCTCTAAAGAAAATGGTGTTGTTATGTTTGAGCATACTATATCTTTTTATGTTCCTAACTGCTCAACTGAGCATTTTAGCAACCTACAAGATTTGCTAGGTAAAAGACTTGCAGCAGTAGTAGTTGACCATAATGACAACAAATACTGTGTAGGTATTAGTGAGGCTTACGGACACGAAACAGGAGATAATGCTTTTGCTTCACAAATGTATGCTACATTGACTTCTATCGAAGGTGGAACAGGTGCAGCACTTGGTGAAGAAAACGGTGTTACTGTAACAATTTCTTGTAGTTCAGGTGAGCTTCCAAGAATTGTAACAAGTACAGTTACTGTTAATCAATCATCAGGAACAGTTACCTTATCATAATAATTAACTAAAAAGTAATGGATTGGGCAATTTGCCCTTTCCTTCTTTTTTTATTATACTTGCAATATGTATAAATCAACATTAAAAGAAGGTCTTACCGTTTTTAACGGATTTAAAGTTATGTGGGCAAATGCAACTCAAGATGAACTAAAGAAGGTTTATGACTTGGGATTTACTAACCTTGTAAGCAAAGAAGATGCAAAACCGAAGAAAACCAAATCAAAAGCAAAAGAAGAATCAAGTAAAGACAACTCCGACAAAGAGTAGTTTTAATACTAAGTATGCTTTTGTAAATCTATCTACTCCTACGGTAGATACTGAGGTTAAGGATTTAGACAGACTAAGAGAGGACTTTATTCCTTTTGGTAAGGATAACTTATTTCCTCAATACTTAGCTGAACTAAAAAGACAATCTTCTACACACAGGTCTGTATTAGCACAGAAAACTACATTCACTACGGGTGGTGGTTTTATTACTGACAATGAAGCTCTAAGTGGTTTTATTGAAGATGTAAACGCTAATGGAGAAAGTTTAAAGGACTGCTTTAAAAAACTAGCTGACGACTATTATACTTATGGTAATGCTTTCTTAGAAGGTGTTGTATATGATGGCGGTGTAAACTTCTATCATAAAGATGCTTCAACAGCTAGGGTTTCTAAAAATAAGAAGTACGTTTACTTCAACTCTGATTGGTCTAATTACAGAAAGAACAAAGAGAAAACTCAAAGAATACCTGTTTACCCACAGATTTCTAACAGCAGTTTTATTATACATTACAAGGATTACGAAAGTACATTTAACTTTTATGGTTTACCTGACTATGTAGCTGCATTGGAACACATAGCAATAGACTATGAGATTGGTAAATTTAACCATACATCATTTAAGAATGGATTTAGTCCTTCCGCTATTGTTACCGTTAATGGCGATTTTGGCGAATCAGAAGCCGAAAAGTTTGTTGAAACTGCTAAAGAAACGCTAACAGGTAGTGGTAACAACTCAAAGATATTATTCCTTGTAAAGAATGGAGAGGATAGTCGAGGAACTGATGTTCAGATTATATCCAACAAGGAAGATGGTGACTTCTTAGACTTACAGAAGTTAACCGACCAAAACATAATTACCGCTCACAGATGGCAACCTGCCTTGAGTGGTATCGTATCATCGGGTAAGATGAACAATACGGGTAGTGAGATTAGAATAGCTTATGACTTAGCTATGTCAACTGTTATTAGAGATACTACTAACATCTTGCTAGAGCCGATTAAAAGGGTTATCAATGCAGAGATGGGTATTGACACAAGTGACCTTACGGTAGCTTACGAACCGCCTATCTCATTCCTTGCAGATATTGACCCTAAACAAGTATTGACTATCAATGAGCAAAGAGCAATGCTTAATAAAGACTTGCCTAACATTCCTGATGGTGAATTACTTATATCAGATAGACAAACAATAACCGTACAAAGACAACAAGAGAATGGCTAATGTAAGACAATATGATAAGTTTGTAACACCTTCAGAGGTTATATCTACTGCGTTTACTAATCAAGCAACAGATACAGCTTTGATTAGCGATGCTATCCTTGAAATTGCTGAACTTGCACACATTAAGCCTGAGCTTGGTTTGGATATGTATGAGGAGCTAAAGATACAGAACGATAGCACAGGAACTCTTACAGCAGCCAACTCAATGCTTTTACAATACTACCTTAGACCTGCATTATGTTGGTTTGTTAGATTTGAGGTTATGAATGAGATTCAGTACAACACAACATCGGCAGGATTAGTTGTTAACGTTTCCGATTTTAGCACTCCTGCAAATGTAGAGCAATTTAATCAAATGAAAAGTGATACATTTAGAAAGGCACAAGTTTTACTTGACGATATGATTGCTTACATTACACATCAAGACCAAGTAAATAACTATCCTTTGTATGGTAAAGATGGAGATAGCTCTATGCCTGATACGGATATAGCTAGTAAGATGAACGGAATAATATTCTACTAATGAAGGAAGAAGAAAACGTATTTAGAGAGAACAAGGAATGTCCTGATGGATATGAACACCAAATGCCTGATGGCTCTTGGATGTGCGGTAAAGAACACGATGGTGGTGCTTACGATGAGTTTGACGAAAACCAACTTGACCTTATGGATTTAATCAACGAGATGATGAGTGATTTGATTTCTGAAGTTAAGTCTGCTAAAAATGCTTTCTCTCAAGAGGAGATTGATGAAACATATACAGAGTACAAGAAGTCTGTGAATATGAGTTACTCAGAACTAAAGAGATGGTCTGAGAATAAATGTAGTAAAAAGGCTAGTTTAGGTAGAGATGCTATAAACAGAAACCTAAAACTACTTTCTAAGAAAAAAGCTGATTGGACATCTAACGATGCTACTGAAGCTAGAAAAGCTATTGCTTATATTGCAAGAGCAATAAAACAACCACAAGGCAAAGATGTGAGTAAAGAATGCCCTTACTCCAAAAACTATATTGCTTTAAAAAATTGGGCATACGATAGAAACAAATAAAATAAGATAAAATGGCAACAGGATTTTTAGATGATAATGAATCGTTGATGAGAATGGTAGGACACACCGTTGGTGATGTTGAGGTATTTACTACTGCTGCTCAAACAAGCAAAAGTTTTTACTGCATACATTTCCCTGTGGAAAGTGTAGTATCAAGCATTGCTGTTGATGGTTGTACGGGTGAAACTGCTCTACAAACTACTTTACCTGCGGGAACTACATTGTTCTTGGGTAAAGTAACAGCGATTACATTAACAAGCGGTATTTGCATAGGATATACAAGATAATATGGCTAGTAACGAACATAGTAGTTTAGATAACTCACAGCTTCACGTTCCAAAGGACTTTAGCACAGCATCGGCTAATACTGTTCTTACTAAGAATGGTAGCAATGCTTTGACTTGGGCAGATGATAACCTTAGACGAACTCACTTCGTTAGGGTTAATGGTTTCTTTAGTCAAAGCACAACTGACGAGTATGCACCTACATATTCAGGTAACTCTACTCACGTTTGGGATACAATAGTAACTGATGCTACTGCTGATGCACAAGATGCTGTTGCACAAGCACAACTATATTGCCTTAGAGATGGATACATCAATGCTTTTGGCGGTGTTGTGGCAGCTACAAGCGGTAAAACTGTAAACTTTAAGATTTACAAAGGAACTCCTGTTGATGAAAGTGCAGCAGCTATTGACCTTACTCAATTAGGTAGTACAGCTAGTGAAGTTGGTGGTGGTAATACTACAACAGATGTATTCTCGGCAGGTGGATTGGGTAGCACTCAAACATTCTCAGCAGGAGATATTATTATAGTTACTATATCAGCAGGTGCAGCAGAAGCAACAACAGCAAGGTTTAACGCTACTATGGAAGTAGTATATACAGAAGATTAATATGTTAGGATTAAGAATAGCTTTAAGTGTAGCAAAAGGAGTTATTGACGAAATAGGTGGCTTATTATCAAAATTAGCAAGAAGGTCAACGTATAGTGAGAATCTTGCTGATTCAAGAGCTATTGTTTCTGATATAGATAGTTATGATTTATTAGACAAAGCTACTATACTACTTACTCCTACTGCAACAAGTGATGCAAGGGTACACTCTGTAAAGACTTATACAGGTGATGAACTTTTGGACGTATCAAGTTTAAGTGGTACTAATTGGACTGCTGATGGTAGTGGTGGATTTACAAATAATGGTTCAGGTGAAGGCTTAAACGGAAGCCTTAATGAAAATACAATAATAGGGGCAACGTATAAGTTTACTTTTGACGTTACTATTAGTGGAATTGCTAACGCTACGTTTGGAGGAGTTACAATACCTGTCTTTACTACATCAGGTTCTAAGGAATACTATGTTATTGCTACAAGTTCTTCTACAAGTTTTAGTTTTTATTTAGCTCCATCAGGTAGCCCATCTATGTTTGTTAACAACATATCAATAGTAGATGTATCATCAGACTTTGACTTCGATAGAGCAAGTAGTGCTACAAGAATAAACTCTGATGCTAATGTAGAAGATATTACAAGTGATTTAGCTAGAATAAACTATGATAGTAATGGAGATAATGGTCATATATTGTTAGAGCCTACTTCTACTAATCTTGTTCCTTATAGTGAAAACTTTGAAGGTGGCTCTTGGACTAATGAAAGTATTGGAACAACACCAACTTTAGAAGGTGGTTATACTGCACCTGATGGTAGCAATAGTGCATATAAAATATCTAATGCTAATCAAGATAGCTTTTGGTATTATCCAAGCGTTGCTGATTCTGATGATTCTAGAACGATATGGGCAAGAACTGTAAGTGGAACGGGAACTGCTCAATTAACATCACATAACTCTAATACTAACAATACTTTCAACTTAACAGAAACTTGGCAGAGATTTGAAGTTAATGGAACAACTTCAGGAACAGGCTCAACTAGCTTTTACGCAGTAGATTTTAGAGGTAGTGGAACTCTTACAGAGTTGTTAGTATGGGGCGCACAACTAGAAGCCTTAAGCTACGCTACATCGTACATACCAACACTAACGGGTAGTACAGTTACAAGAGCAACAGAAACACTAACAGGTAGTGGTAATAGTACATTAATAAACTCAACAGAGGGTGTGTTATATGCAGAGATAGCTGCTTTGGCTGATGATGGAACATATAGAGAATTAGGTCTATCTGATGGAACCACATCTAATAGAGTTTTAATTAGCTTTATAAATTCTACAAATCAAATTAGAGCCAACTTTAATGGTACAGGTGGTGATAATTTATTTTATACTGTAACAGATATTAAAGATTTTCATAAAGTAGCAGTAAAATGGAAAGCAAATGATTTTGCTTTGTGGGTAGATGGTGTAGAAAGAGATACTGATACAAGTGGCTCTAGTTTTAGCTCTAACACCTTAAATAGTTTAAAGTTTAATAGTGGTGTAAGTGGAGATAAATTCTACGGTAAATGCAAAGCACTAGCAGTATTTAATGAGGCTTTAAGTGATACAGAACTTACAAATTTAACAAGCTAATGAATAAGATAGGTAAATACGAGTTTGATGATAGCGTACAAGCAGAAAGCAAAATAAACGCTTTAGGTACAACAACAACAGAATTAGGTGATGTAGTACCATCGCACAATCATATTATCGTAAGACTAGGCTATATCGTTTTAGAGCAAGGCGAGTATAACGAAAGTGGTGAACAAACAAAAGCACCTGTATTATCTGATAAATACCACGTAGATGTATTGTGGAAAGGCTTAGAGCCTGTTGATGCAGAAGCAGAGGTTTTATCTTATGTAGAGCCTAGTGGTTGGGAATCAAATAGAATAGAGTTAGACAATAACGGGGTACACTCATTTATGGGATTAGATTACCAAGAATACAAGTTCTAATGGCACGAACATCAGCAGCACAAGAGATAGCACTTATGAAACAAAGAATGGACTCTATGGAGGATAAATTAGATAAGATGGATGACAAGTTAGATATGCTAACTAAGAATCTTCTTGACCCTGATAAAGGGGTTGTTTCTCGTGTAAACAAAAATACTGCTGCTAGAGTTACTATGCAGAAAGCATTATGGGGATTGTGGACTATTGTAATTGGCTCATTGGTGGCATTTTTCTTTACTAAGAATGGCTAAGGGTATATCATTTACATTTAGAGCATCTCCTAAAGTAAAAAGAAAGGGAATACACGCTAAGACAAAAAGCAGAACAAAAAGTGGTAAACAATATAAAAAAAAATACAATGGGCAAGGAAGATAAAGAATACTGTAAATGTTTTAAGTGGGAATCTTGTAAATGCTGTGAAACTGCTGAAACTGCTGAAACTGCTGAACATATAGGTTTTGATTCTTGGGTAGAAGATATGGAAGAACAAGAACAACCTACCTGCAACATTGATAATCAAGAGGACTGCGAGAATTGTGGTAGCTGATGAAACTGCTGTGCTTACGATATAACCTTGCCTTAGATAGTACTAATGGTATGTTATTCTACGAAGGCTTTGCAGGATATGACTTTCTTTGCTATACACTAGAAGATGAGTACAGGAGAGATAAGGTCAAAGGAGAAACAATGATACCTTATGGAGTCTACGAAATCAAGTATAGAAAAGAGGGTGGCTTTCATAATAGATATACTGAAAGATTTGGCGATTTACATCGTGGTATGTTGCATATCACTAATGTTCCTAACTTTGAGCATATTCTCATACATTGCGGTAATACTGATGAACATACTAGCGGGTGTTTACTCGTTGGCGATTCGCAAGAAAACAACAACTTAGTTTCTGATGGATTTATAGGTAAATCTACACAAGCATACAAAAGACTTTACAAAATGGTTGCTGATGAACTTGATTTAGGTCATAGAGTAATTATTGAATATAAACACATTAATGATTTAATGGAAGTTTAACCCTTGCCAAAGGGTTCACAAAGGGTACTTTATACCCTATATAATAAAGCTAAAGCTATAAATAAAGATAAAGATAAAGTTAAGGATATGAGTATATTGAGAAAAATATTTAGTAGTGGAGCAAAGGATTTAGTAGATAGTGTTGGAACTGCTATTGATAAGATACATACCTCAGCAGAAGAAAAAGAACTTGTAAAAAATGAGATAAACAAAGCCATCTATGAGTTTGAAAAGAATATTCAGGTAGAGGTAACTAAGCGTTGGGAAGCTGATATGAATGGTAATTGGCTTACCAAATCTATAAGACCATTGTCACTAGCCTTCCTGTTGTTTGTGCTTACCATATTTACACTAATTGACTTTGGATATGTAGATATGGACATCAAAGATTCTTGGATTGACCTATGGCAACTATTAGCCATCACAGCCTTTGGTGCGTACTTCGGAGGAAGGTCGTACGAAAAAATTAAGAAATAACTTTTAACTTACTTCTTTTTTACTATATTTGCACATACGTCTGTATGATGTGATTAAGTTTTGTTTTAGTTTTCAAGTGGGGTGCTTCGGCACTCCATTTGTTTTTTATATATTTTTTTTGTATAATTGCAAAAACATACATATATGAAACAATACAGACCTAGACTATCCGAATCAGAGTACGAAATCATACAAAAGATGAGAGAGAAAGAAACTCGTAACGTACTCGTTGTAGGAGATTTACACGCACCATTTATCAAAGGACAATGCAATGATGGTGGCTCATACCTAGAGCATTGCTTAGAGGTCTATGAAAAGAATAATTGTAACGATGTAATCTTCATCGGAGATTTAATTGACTCACATTTTTCCTCATTCCACGAAACACACCCTGATGGATTTGGTGCAGGAGAAGAACTAGATAGAGCTATTAGTCAGTTACAACCTTGGCACGAAGCATTCCCTAATGCAAGGGTGTGTATTGGTAACCACGATGCTATAATATCTCGTAAGGCGGTAGCTATGGGAATATCACAAAGATGGCTTAAAGACCTTTCAGAAGCCTTACAAGTGCCTACTTGGACATTTGACGATAGCTTTGAGCAAGATGGTGTTATCTATACACACGGAACAGGTAGTAGTGGAGCAAGAGGTGCGCATAACCGAATGGTAAATTGGGGTAAATCAGTAGTACAGGGTCATATACATACGGAATGTTCTGTATCTTGGCATTGCACTAAGACTGCTAGACATTTTGCTATGCAGGTAGGTTGTGGTGTAACTAACACAAATCAATATGCACTAGCATACGCAAAGAACTTTACTAAGCGTTCTATAATTGCTTGTGGTGTTGTTTTAGACAACGGAACACTACCGATTACTTACCCAATGCACTTGGGAGAAGAATAATCTTCACTCTAGTAAAGTAAACTTTTTTTATATTTTTATTAAATTATTTTTGGTAGTTTGAATTTATTTACTAACTTTGCCGAAGTTATTAATTAAAACAAAACTATTATGTCACAAGAATTAAAAGTAGAAATGGTAAAAAAAGGCGATGTGCTTTTTTATTTAGAAAGTAAAATATCATTATTTGAAACTTTATTATCTAACGATGAGAAGTCACAGGTTGACTTTATGGACAACAACATTCTAAAAGAATGGTATGACGGCAGAATATGTGCAAGAGTATCAGCCCTAAGTAGCTTAAAAGAATTAAGAACACTAATCAATAACCTTTAATAAATATTATTATGTCAGTAGAAATTAAAACAGAAACTAAGAAAGAAAGTTTACGCAGACTATTCACAGAGAATGGTCTAGTACAAGAAGATGTGTATAAAGATAAACGAGGGTTTGTTATTATCACACGAACAGGAATTGATAAAATTATCAGCAACAGAGGAATCAAAGTTTCCTATGAGCCAATCATTATGGAAAGAGAGTGGGTTGTACTTAGATGTGTTGCAGAGATGTCAGAGAATCAAAGCAGAGTAGAATCTTTTGGAGAATGTTCTAGTGAAAACACTATGGGTCTTGCAGGTAAGTTTCCTGTGGCTATGGCAGAGAAACGTGCTAAGTCAAGAGCAGTACTAATGCTTACAGGATTCTATGAGCAGGGAGTTTATGGTCAAGATGAAATGGCTGACTAATGGATTGGATAGATGAAATACTTGCTAGTGAGCCTATCAGTAACACGCAGATAGCTGTTATTGAGGGTTTGCTAACAAGCGTTCCCTACGAACAAGATGACATTAGAGATATAGAAAACGGTCTTTTACATTTAACGTATCAAGAAGCATACGAGTTAATCAGTAAGCTAAAAGAAGATTACATACCAAAAGACCCTAGAGAACAATTTAATAAAATAACAAAGAGATGGCAATAAAAAAACACGCAATGACTAAAGAGGGTGCAATACTCTCAATCACAAGAAATCAGATAGGTAAACTTTCTGATGGCAAGAGGCCAATAGGAATATTAAAATCTTTCATAGATATGTATATGAAGGAAGATAATGACAGAATAAAAGAAACCTACAAAGTAGAGTTTGGAATAGAATTAGAAATCGTAGAATATAAATAATTATGACAAAGATAGCAAATAACGAGTTTGAGAAATTCGTAAGAATCACAGGAATGACTAAGCGTAGATTTAGTGAAGTAACAGGATTAAAAGGTACTAGCGTAACTAAATACCTAGAGAACCCTACAATGCTAAGGCTCAAGCACTTACAACTATTGGCTGATGCCGATGAGTTTAAAGAACAAGAGGTTGGCGATGTTGAACTTTTAAATATGATAAACTATGTTAAATAGTATTGAGAGGAGGGAAGCATTAAATAAAGCAGTATGCTCTATTTATGGTGTGAATGAGAATGAACTATTTAGCGTAAGCAGAAAGCGAGAAATCATAAGTGCAAGGCGAATGGTGTTGTATTTTCTTCGCAAACACTATGGCGAAACCTATATGAGCATAGCTAAAACATTTAGTATGAATCACGCCACAGTAATACATCACATAACACAAATGAAAAACTTTTTGGAGTTTGATAAGATGGAAGTTATAAACTATATCAAAGTTAGAGATTATGTGTTTGAGCAAAATAGTGAAGTAACACTATCAGAGGAACTTGACCTCTTAAAAAAAGAGAAGTCTTTATTAGACGATAGATTAGAACAAATAGAAAATGAATTAAAATTATTAGACAATGGAAATTAATGGAACGTTAGAAGCAATCTTTGATACAAAAGAATTTAAGAGTGGCTTCAAGAAAAGAGAATTTGTAGTTAATACAGGTGGAGATTATCCTCAATCAATTAAGATGGAAGTGGTAAAAGACAATATTGATAAGCTAGGAACTATCAAGGTTGGAACTGAAGTTACCTGTAAGATAGACATCAGAGGTCGCCTGTATGAAGGTAACTACTACAATAACATATTAGCTTGGGCAATCAATGTCGGTGGTGCAAAGACAGAGAAACCTGCTGAAACTGTTAACGAGTCAGACTTACCCTTTTAAGGTAAGAATGTTAATCAAAGCATTTGATTGTGAAATCGAATACTAAAAGAAAGTATGTGTCGAGGGTGGATAAGCTATTAGAAGCCAATGCTGCCCTCAACGCATCTCTCGGCATAGATAGCACCAAAACCGAGATTGAGTCGATTAGAAAGGAGATAAGAGCCAATATACGCAGGATTAAGGACTTATGTCCATACACACATTCTATTATTGATATAGATGATAATCACAAGACAACAAAATGAATTGGAATAGTAAACAAAAAGAACATACAAAGTTAGTCAAGATAGAAACCATTGCAACTGCTGAACATTGTAAGCACTTAAAAAACGAGGGTTACTCTGTTGTTGAAATTGCCAACAAATTGAATCTAAGCAAGGCAAGGATTTATGAGTACTTAAAGTATAAGGAGTCTGATGAAGTATGAAACTGCTAAAGATAGAGAAAGGCAGAAGAAAGCAAGTGACTTATTTTGCCACGCATTTGACCTTATATCTATTGACAGGGGCGATTTTGCTTCTGTTGATTATGACTTAAAGAATAAGAAGGGATTTGTTGTAGGATCATTGGAAGTTAAAGGTTGTCCTAATAGAAACATAGATGACAACTTAACTGTGCAGGTGGCTATACGCAAACTTGTAGATTTGCAGAAACATCAAAAGAAAACCAACAAACCTGTGGCAATCTGTTGGGCATTTGAAGATGGCATTGTGTATGAGAGAATTGAGAACCTTGAGGGTAGTTTTAGTCTTGGAGGTCGTAAGCCAAGAGCAGGAAGTTACAATGATATTGAGATAATGGCTAGAGTAGAGATAAAAAAACTTAAAAAAGTTTGTTATTAATTAAAAAAGTTTACTTATCTTTGCTGTGTTAAACAATTAAACTAAAACATTATGACAAGCAAATTTGATTACAAACTATTTACCGATGTAACTTTTGAGGGTGTCGACCACAGAGACCATCCCGACTACTGCAATGCTTTCATTGCAAGTGCAGAGTACGATGGTAGATATTTATCTGATGAGGAGTTAGATGAACTAAACGAGGATACGGATTTATTATACGAATTATTAATTGATAATTTATACTAAGACAATGGCAAAACGAATGACAGATACAGACAAATGGAAAAAAAGATTTGTTAGAGAATTATCACCACAACATAAGTTACTATGGTTCTACATATTAGATGACTGCAATCACGCAGGAATATGGGACGTAGATTTAGAGGTAGCTTCTATCAGAGTAGGGTTTGACTTATCTTACGACAACCTGCCATCATCATTTGGCGAAAAAGTTATATCTTTTGACAATGGCGATAAGTGGTTTATTCCTGAATTTATTGACTTTCAATATGGAGAATTAAACCCAACATCTAACGTGCATAAGTCAGTAATTGCACTTCTTGAGAAATATAAACTTGAAGGGTATGTGAAGGGTTCACAAGGGGTACAAAGTACCCTTAATAATAAAGATAAGGATAAAGATAAAGATATAGTTAAAGCTAAGGTTAAGAGGTTTGTTAAGCCAACAATCGAAGATATTTTTAACTATTGTTCTGAAAGAGAAAACAATGTAGATATTAGAAGGTTTTTTGATTATTATGAAAGTAATGGTTGGAAGGTAGGTAAAAATCCTATGAAAGATTGGAAAGCATCTGTAAGAACTTGGGAAAAGAATACTACCCAACAACAAAAAGTATCACAACCTAAACAAGTATTAACCGCTTGGGAACAAGCTAGAACACAAATCAACAATGGATAAGTACACAAAAGAATTTTGGAACGAGCATAATAAGAACAAGAGTAGGTCAAGTGAATACACAAAGAACTTTCTTAAACAAATGAGGAACAACGGAACTCTAAGGTCAAGAAAAATCAATGAGTATAATATGCACTATATGATTACAGGATTTGTCTGCCACGATAAGGCTGATATGAGAAGAATGCAAACACGAGATAATATTGTAATGTAATGGATAAGACTAAACAAATATGGTATAGGTTTACCAACGATAGAGAGCAATTAAATATTGATTGTGTAGATGTATTGAGCAAGTGTTATCTAATGCTAGGTCAGAAACCTGATACAGAACAAATTGTGATGATGTCGAAACTGCTAGTAGATGACCTATCAAGATTCTACCCATCAATGGAGATGGCTGAGGTTATGTTTGCATTTGAGCAGGGTATAAGGCACTCTGATAGTGGCGGGTTTGTCAATGTCCGTAATTGGAATATTTGGCTAAAGGAGTACAAAGCTAAGGCAAACCTTAAAAGGCAACAACACCAACTGACTGACTATCAGAGAGATAGAGATAGTCAGAAGATGATTGGAGATACTATTAACAAAGCTAAACGATTGAAATGAAGATATTAAATTTATACGCTTGTCTAGGTGGTAACCGATACAAGTGGGGAGATGAACACGAGATAACAGCAGTAGAATGGGATGAGGAATTAGCTAGGTTATATCAAGAGAGGTTTCCTAATGATACAGTAATAGTAGGAGATGCACATCAATATCTGCTAGACCACTATCAAGAGTTTGATTTCATTTGGAGTAGTCCACCTTGCCCAACACATTCAACAACAAATTGGTTTTTAAACGCACAAGGTGTTATACGCTATCCTAATATGGAACTATATCAAGAAATAATACTTTTAGATTCTTTTTTTAAAGGCAAGTATGTTATTGAAAATGTTATACCATATTATGAACCATTAATACCTGCTAAAAAAAGAGGTAGGCATTTATATTGGACTAACTTTCCTTTACCCAATGTTTTAAGCCATAGGCAACCACCAAAAATGAATTGTAATAAAAACATAACTAAAAAAGTTGCTTTAGCTTTTGCTGAATATCATTTTATAGACAAGCTTTTAAAAAAAATA